TCTCAAATCTTACACCTGAATTCCAAATAGTAGTTGCCGGCACCATATTTTCAATTAACCTCATCCAATAAGGTCCTAAAGCATCTACATATTCAATTAATTTTTGATATGTGTATTTGTTATTAGGAAGACCTACAGTCTGTTCAGATTGAATGTATTTCCAAAAGATTGATTGTAATGTAAGGTACCCACTTGTTTTACCATCCGATGAATACAATCTATTTCTTGTATTAATCATATTCTGCCAAAAAGTTTGTGTGAACTCGAAGAATGTTTTGGTTTGAGGTTGTGGGTCAATGTATGTATCATCCACACCATATGGGAATAGGAAATCGGCAGTGAATCCCGATTCGGGAATCGGATATCCGTATTTATTTGATTGGTCCCAAACGTCATATGCAAGACCTTGACCAGGGTTTAGGAAGATGTCAACATTTTTTACGTTAAGTACAAGTTTTTCACTATCGGTAAAATAATAGGCATTATAACCAGACTCTGTTGAAACTCTTAGTCTATCATCTGAAGATACCCAAGATTTTACGTTGTCAGGAATTTTTCTAAGTTTGAACCCTTCTTGCATATAAGGGAATTGTCTATATCTGTCCAAGTAAATTTGACCGTAGGTAAAAGGTTGTAATTGATTTTGTACATCTGTTGCACCTGTCACTGTATTTCCACTCAACACCAATTGGCTCGGACTTCTATGTTGTGGAGTCTGTTCATACCAACCAGCTCCTTCTTGGAAAAACGTTGAGTTAGGACCTGGTCCATTGTAAGGTGCCTTTGGAAATCCAAAATTATCCACAGGATAATCCACCCTTGAAATGTTAATATCTGTATATTGGGTTGAAGTTGTAAATGCCGTGAATAATTGTCCTTTAATTTTGAACGTATTGGCAGAGCTTAGAGCAGGAATTGTATTAACGTAAGTTCCTCCTGATAATTGAGCGAAGTTTTGTTCAAACTTATCCATATCAACTCTTTGGTCTGCAATGTAGATATATTCGTTATAATCAATCAAAGCATCGGGTGCCCCAATTAGTCTTAACAAAAATTCTACTGACCTACGTGTTCCTTTTGATTTGAAAAGATATGCAGAGTTTAGAATCAGATTTCTATAAAACTGATAGTTTAATTCTGTAGGTGTTTGAGCTCTTGCATATCCAGGATATTCTCTAGTACTTGTATTACCAAATACTGACTCTAAGAAATTTTCATTTGTTATCGGTGAAAAATTACTACTCCAACCTAATGTTTGTGCTAAATTGAATAACAATTGGGAAGGTATATCGTTTTGAGGAAAATAGTTTACACTATTCATATAAGCTAAAGCATCTATGAATTGTTTGACTTGGTCAAAACTTCTTCCATAAATTTGTAATACCTTTTCAACCTTTTGGTCTAATGTATCAAATTCTTTAATTGAATCAGAAGTTAAAAACCTTGATATAAGATTTGTCTTGAACGTATCCAAGTTTTCGGCAATATCCGCTAACTGTTGTAGATAGTCATCGAATCTCGGTGTTCTGATATCCAAATTCCAAACACCATCTTTTGGCCAAGTAACCTGTATATACGCAGTATAAAATTGTCCCGCTTCATTTTTTTGTGGAACTTGGAAACTTGCGGTGTATTCAGGTTGAATTAATCTGTTCAGTAAAAATTTTTCTACTTCATCGAAATCTTCAGCAAAAACTTTATCAGCTATAAAATCATTAGGTCTAACTATAAAATTTTCATATAGAGTTGTAGCACTACCAAAAGGTTGACCCGAAACAATTAACCCCAACTGACCTGAAGTTAAACTTTGTGATGGAGTCAAACCGATTATTTGATATTCTTCACCCAGAAATGACAAAGCATAATTTAAATAACTTTTTGTCATATTTCTGTAGACAGACGCATCAATCTCACGAACCATTAAATTGGTTGTGGCACTTATTGAAAAATCAATCAGAAACGGATTGTTTATACTATCTACAGGGATATTAAAACTTGTTTCGTTTTCAACAGAATCATAAACGATGTTTGTTGCAGTTGCACCTGTGACGAAGTCATCGGAAGTAAAAACTACTTCGAGTCCTGCAGGAAAATAATTAATTATTTTTGTAACAGATACACTGAACCTTTTTGCTAAAGAACCATATAAAGAAAAGTTTAGAACTTCTGAAACGTCATAATTTGGGAAAACACGAAATTGAGATTGTTGGATTCTTCTACTTTCCAACATACTATTAACATCCAAATCCTCCAAACTTATCGGTTGGGAAAATGTTCCGATAGAAAACTTTCTATTAACTTTTTCTGTTACTGATGTTGTGAAATCAAAAACAGCCGAAGTCAAACCACCCCCATCAACAACTTGGAAACCAACGATGTTGTCAAAAGTACCAACTCCACTTCCTGGTCTTGGTGGGTAAAAAAACCTCGTACTGTTAGTTGCCATTAACTTACTATTGTTGTGAAGTTTTTAGTAAAATCGATATTCGTACCTCTATCCTGACGAACCTCATAAAGAAGTGCGTTGAATTGGTCACGAATTTCAAACAAGTTGTATTGTTTATAGATGTTATTATTAGTGTCGTACATAGTGTAGATACCATCATCAATAGACTTGGTCTGATTACCAAACAGAGCAATAGCAAGAGATGATGTGTCGTATTCAACAATGTCGATTTCTATCGTTATAGGGTTGAAATAGGTATTCGAAAAAATTATACTTTGACCAGGTTGTCCAATGAATGGTGTTGCATTTGGTTTGTTAGTAGGTGATGATGAAGGAGTTACTGTCAAGAATAATAAATTAGTCGTACTATCAGTGTATCTGTAACGAACTGATTTTTGAGTTGTATTTACCTGATTTACAACGATAGGTTCGCAGTAAAAAGATGAAGTTACAATTCTGAAAAAATTTGGTATTTTACTTCCATCGGCGTTTAAATATTCAATTCTGAAACCAATCAACCCTTGTGGTACAAATTTGTTCCTGTAAGCTTGTGGTACATTGTTAAGGTCAACTATTATTCCTTTAACGTTTGGTAAAGCACTTAAAACACCACAATCAGTGATTGATGTTCTAATTTGTGCAGGTCTCAACATTAGAGTGTAAATTCCGATTGCATTAAAATCGTCTGCTGGTAAAGTTAGGTTGTATAATCCACCCAAAACCTCAACGTTTGCGTTACCACCCGTGTTTGCATTATTAAAGTAAGGTCTAAGAATTGAAGGTGCATCCAAGGTTGAAAGTACAAAATTTTGTGTCTCATCTCTTGATGGAGTGTAGACTACAACAATTTCAACGTCCTCGGGGGACACGTCTGCAGGTCTTATGGTTCCGTATGTTCCAATTGCCATATTTTTTTAGTTATTTTTATAAATAGTTTATCCCTTTTTTTCTATGATATAATATCCATATCCGTAGTTAATCATATCACTTAAATTATCAACTTCTCCCAATCGTCTAACAGGTTCATATGCGGATGATTTCCCTCTATCCACAAATACATCAGTATTAATCTGTGGTTGGTCCTGTATCTTCATAAGTAAACTGTCTTTGGTAATTGGTACCGCAGTTATATTATCGGGTGTAAATCCACTTGAACCCTCAAAGTAAATTGTTTCACCATTTACATAGTCATAATAATCAACCCCTTGAATTGTGTAACCAGTGTAAATTGGGTTTATAGTTGTGACAGCTCCAAGAATTTGATTTCCCTGAATTACAGGAACTCCAATTATATATGGAATTGCGCCGTATTGTTGTAATTCACTTAATCTCGATGTTGTAGTTCCCGATACTGTAAATGGTACAGTCTCGTAGTCTGCAGTGACTTGTGCTCCTATTGTGTTAACTGCATCACCAGAAAAAATATAATCATAACTAACAGGTGTGGCAGACCAACTTCCCCCCAAAGGTTGGAAAAACGCTCTCCCCTTTGGATTATAGATTACGGCATTCTTATATGGAACAGTTACAACCTTATCAATAATATTAACCCCAAATGGGTTAGTTTGTTTCATACTAATTGTATATGCACTCTGTGTCAAAGGATATGTGTGGGAAATAGTACCACCCGAAAAAACTTCAACAGGACTACCGTCCCCCCAATTTATTTGATAGAAAGAAAACTCCAAAAACTTTTTCAAGTCGGAGGAGGTGTTGTATACCAAATATGTGTATGGGTCCAAAGTAGTTGATGAAAATAAAAAGTTTGTTGTTACGTCAGATTGAAGTGCCGCACCATCAAATGGACTATAATAACCCATATCGATTGTTGATTGAGTTAACATAATAGGAACGGTCAGTCCTGTCATAATTGAACTGCCGTTTGACCCCCCACTCAAAACTTGTGACATACCTGAGTACACCCCATAGGTTTTTCCACTGATTGTCACTTGTGATAAATCAGACTTTATAAATTCGGGTGATATGGTAAATCTATAATCCATTATGGGTTTACGTATTCATACCATTTTATTGGATTGGTATTCGTTCCGACTCTTGTGAAAGTAGTCGTATCATATACCACATATGTTTGTTGGTCATAATCCAAATTGACCTGATAATAAAAATCAAACAAAGAATTAGCATTAAACGCATTTGAAACATTCAACGATTGAGGTTTGTTAATCATTTGTGAGAAACTACCTGTCTTTGCATTCCAAAATTTACAAGACATAAAAAATTTATCGATGTTCAAAGTCTCCCTTGATTTCAACCAATAAATAAAGAACCCTTCTTTGTCCCCCGTGTAATCCAATTTATAAACGGGTTTTTTTATTGTCACAGATGTTCCTTGCATATTCGCCGCCATTCGTTCACCTTGTGTTGTTGGCAAAACAATCGTTAAATAATTTGTTTGTTGTCTATCACTTGGCGAATCGTAGAAATCCAATTTCCAAAAAGACTTTTCAAAACCATCACTGAAATAATAAACTTCATCAGTTGTAAATCCATCAGCCCTATAATCTAAAATCCAATTGGGGGTAGATGCGGATGTGGTTAGAGTTCCACCTGAGAAAAAATAAAATTGATAATTTATATCAGTATTATATGTTATCAAATTTCCTGTAGAGGCTGTGTAACCTGAATGAGCAAATCTGTCCGTTTCAAAATCAACAGGTCTACCTGCAATCTCTGCAAAAATCTCGTTTTGCAAAGCATTGATTTCATTTTCAGTATCAAGCAATTCCCAATCTAACTTAACTGGTAAGTTGATTATTTTATCTTGACCCCTCGGTATTGTAATTTGAATCTTATTCACAGTTATCAATTAATGGTTGGAAAGCAATACTTGGATATCCACCAAGGATATTTTGATAATTACTTCCTTCAGGTATTAGTTTGAACAACACGTATTGAAATGGATACAAAGCATTGTTTAAGTACGGGTAATTTACACCCCTATCGTTATTGTCAAATTGCCCAATTGCGTAAGGTTCTCTCCATCTAAATTCTTGGTCGGCTTCAGAGAAAAAAGCACTATTAGGAACGTTGATTACTTGGTCAGCAATTCCTGTCTCAATGTAGTTAGAAAACACTTTAATTGGCATTGAGTGGTGAACAGGGTAATAATAACCCGGTGGATTTGTTGTTGGGGTATCAGTTGTAACAAATATATCCTGATTGAATTTGATTTTTTGAATATAAGGAGAAACAACTCTTTCATATTGGTAGTAATCATTCCACTCACAAAAATCTCCATAAAGTATATCTCCTGGTTGAAGTACCTGATTGTAATAAAAGGTTTCAGTAGAACCGTTTGTCTGAGTATAACTCGAATAAGGAATATTTGAATCTGAAATACTATTCAAGTCGTCCCACCAAAAGTTATTTTCTTTTGAAACATTTAATAACCACCCTTGTTTCAAACCTGAGAGACCGAAAGGTTTATTGAAGTATCCACTATAACCTTTGTTTACAACAGACAAAAATATCTCAGACACTTCCCTTTTTTGGTTATCACTTATACCTGATAAAATCAAATCATTTTTCAACGTAACCGAATATGAATATGAAGATGTTTTTTGTGATATTCTATTAAGATTATTCGGAGTTATTGAACTAAATTCAAATTGTTTTTCGTTTCTGAATGGATTTACCTCAAAACCTATTTTAGTTATTTCAATGTCATTTTCATTTGCAAGAATTGTATTTTTGCGCACATAATACTTGGACCTTGTTTCTAAATTTTCGGGGTCCACAATTTTTTTGAACGTACCAAAAGTACCAACATCAAATGTGTTACCTGTATATCCAACATTGAGAATATTGAAAACAGTATTTGAACTTTCATACGAGTCGTTTCCAAGAGACAAAACCGCAAAAACGTTTTGAGTATCATAGGAAATCGATAGTTCGACATAGTCATCAACACTCAACCCGTGTGGTGCAAAACAATTAAAACTTATAATTTTGGCACTTCCTTCAACACCTTGAGTTATTACAAATGGTATACCGTCTGAGGCTAAGAATTTTACAGTGTTTCCACTATATGTTACCTCCATTTCTTGGTCAGGATAATTTTGGGAGGGGTAAGTTAAATAGTATGTCCAATTGTAAGTATACGCACTTTGTGGTCTGTACATAAAATGGTCTTCCATTACCCTGGGTCTAAAAAAATCAAACTCATAGTTTTGAGGGTAACCTTTCCAAATTCCTGAAAGTTTGGATTGAGTTGCCTCTACATAATATAAATTGTATTGAAAAGGTAGGTATTCTGTAGTACCTGTGTAGGTATTGTCATATACAAAATCGACTTTGAAAGTTGGTCTATATCTGAAACTTGTTTGTTTTTCATCGTCATACAACTGAGCTAAATCAATATTAGCATTTCTAACATATTCAGTTAGTTCTTTCTGTGTTTGATTCAAATCCAAACTTACTTGGGAAGAAAGTTTAGGCGCTGATTTGAACTCTAAATAAGAAGGTACAATTTTAAAATCACTCATCACTTAAATAGATTTCTTTGAATTTATCCAAAGCGGATTTTCCATTTATCAAACCAAAATAAAAATGGTTTGGTGCGCCAACTAAGAACTTTGTTGGCCAATTACCTGCAGATACATTCAAGTTACCAGAGTTGTCTACATTGAATATATAACCTCTCGCATTTCTTTCATTAACAAAAGAATTTGAACCTATGAAATAACTCGGTTGTGATATATTTGTTCTATCTAAGGACTGATATTTGTACCCAAATATATCATTAGATTGTGTTTGCCAGTTGTTTAATTGACCACCGAAAATATTAGTGAGTCCTGCAGGTTGATTCAATCCCCACTTATAAAATGGAACAGTTTGTGACTTGATACCGTAAGTGTATAGGAAGGCGTTTGCAGATGGATTAGGTCTGAAGTCTATTCGTCCTGGTGAAATAAAATCTTTACCCTGTAAATCTTCAGTAGTGGATGAAAAGAAGATACCCATAACTGAATTTGCACCACTCCCCAAAATTCTTACTGGGTCTGTGGATGTATTACCAGTACTCTCATATGCATCTGGAGAGAATTTAATTACGCCAAATTCGGAGTTTATTGACATAGCTTGTACTAAATCTCCGTCTGCCCTTCTTTCAGGTCTTGAGAACAATTGATTAACAACAGCATTAGGGTCTCCAATTGAGACTAAGTTTTTAAGGAATGAGTTATTCGAAATTCTCGAAACCACAAATAAGTTAACAATATCAGAAGTATCTCCATAACTAGAAGGTGTAAGTTGATTCACAACATATCCTCTATCACTTGGGTCTAAACCAACTTGGGAGAAAATTTGATTCTTAACCCCCAAATTCAGTAACGTAGTTGGATACAATAAGTTACGATTATTGATTGCTCCAGAAGCACCTATAGGAGTTGGGAGTTTACCAATAAATTTATTTTGTATTGGGTTCCAAGGACTACTTCTCATATAGAAGTTATTACTGTCATTGTCGAAGTAGACCATTTCTTTACAGAAAAGAAAATTCTGTAATTCATTTTGGGAATTATAAATAGCTCTTGTTTGTATCGGTATAGTGAATAAGGTTCCATTAATCCAATTGTTGGTAAATGTTTGAGATAAAACCCCTCTACACAAAGCGTAGAAGAATCTGAACCTTACACCCCATTCAGTAAATGCTTTCAAGTCTTTTTGTAGATATCCACCAGTAAGTTGTGGACCATCTTTCATAAACACATAACAACCTCTCTCTACGTTGTCAGTTTGATTACAATCTTCTTTAACACCAAATGTTACACCATCACCACTGTAACATTGTAATGAAACCATATTTGCACAGTTGAAGGTTTCCAAAACATTTGTGGATGCAGGTAAGTCTTCAATGTCTGGCGGTGTACTTTCAAAACCACCAGAGTATGAAACCGTATCAAAGTCTTCGCCATCAGTGTTCAATTCGTAAATTGCAAAACCATTGTTCTGTTGCAATAAAGGAGTTACTGACTCCCAACTTGTTCCATCCAAAAAGTCTGAAGTAGGTAATCTGTCCGTTCTCATAACATTCAATAATTTAGATGACATATTCAAAGGACTACCTGTGTACCTTGGGATGAGTGAAAAACTCAAGTATAAACTCTCAGCGTTATTAGGATTCTTATCATTTTTTGTGTAGTAATAATCAGCACCTGAAATATCTTCTGATGCGTCATAGTTGGCAAAAGAAGGATTTACCGAGTAAGCTGAGTTAGCATTAATTGTTGTAAGTGAACCAACACCACCTAAAGTTGGTCTTGTAAACATAGAAGAAACAAATCCGAAGTTGGAAGGAACACCGTTTGACTCTGTAAATTTAAATGATGTAAAATTGGTGTTCTTATCTAATGCACTATAATATCCAACGTTGGAAGTTGTAAATGCCGAGTAACCATCACCAGCTCTGAAGAATTTAGATTGATTAAAAATGTCACTTTGACCGTAACCCTGAACTGATATTGTTGAACTTGGTAATGCTTGAATTGGTATATTTGTTCTTGTGGATGCCGTTATTTCAATATCGTTTTCATCACCGAATCCAAATAACTTACCCAAACCATATTTGTTTTGATATTTGGGGGAATAAGGGTCAACACCTCTCTGTAAAATTAAAACGTATTGACCATCATAATTTTGAATTACATCCCTGTATTTAAAAGTTTCACTTACTTGGTCGACCCATCCAGTATTTGTTGCATTATTTCTGTTGAAATAAACTTGTGCGGATGAATCTAACAAACCGAGAATTCCATTGTAGTTTGGTGTTACTGCACAAGATGATATACCTATAACACTACCTCGACCTGTAATCACTGGTGGTGTACAAGAACATATATCGATAATCTCAGGAATCCATTTCAAATCCAAAGGGTCAAATGTAGAACTTAAAGTTATTGTTGTTGGCCCGTTTTCACAATCAACGTAAGAAATTGAAATTGTTATTTGATTATTTAAATCGAAATCAGTTGATACCTCATATTTTTGACAAGTATTACAACCAGGCGTTGAGATTAGATTAAATGCGTCAGCTACAGTGATAGCCGTAACAACTTGGAAATACTCAATATCAGCAGGATACTTGTAGTTTGTTTCTGTTGAACCGCTACTAAGAAAATAAGTGACTGTTGAATTACTTGTCTGAGTATTTGCATAAGTCACAGGGAATGAACCGGCTGTGGGAAACAAAGTTGTTCCTGAAATACCTGTAACGTAAGAACCATCTATTGTCTGAGCAGTATATAAATAATTTACGTCAGATGTATTACCAGGATTGACAAAAGTTAAAAGTGTACCTGACTCAAATTGTTGTTGTGACAGAATTGTCAACGTGTTATCATAGTGTTGTATTGTCGAATTACTTGGATTGTCAAATGATACACTTATTCTATTTGTTTGGTCAAAATATTTTTTTCTTCCATTGAAAATATTAATTCTGTTTCCTAACGGAATTTGAGTTGTGTTGGCAAATATTTTTCTTGGGATTCCGATTAAATTTGTTACGTCAGGTAATCTAGAAATTTCTGATTCAGTTGATTTAAATTCGTAAATCCTTTGTACTTGTTGTGCTCTAGTTCCGATAGCTTGAGACATAACAAATGATAAACTCGATTTGTTAGCATCAGAATATGGTTCATTAGCATTTCCGTCCTCTCTAAACCAATAAAAACCATTTCTATTGTAACTTTGTCCAAATCTTGGAGCGTTGTATATTCCATCAAAATAGACACCACTATTAGCAACTGGCGTTAATATCGAACTTGGAACACCACCCGCACCCTCTTTAGTGTCACCAGGTTTACAATCACAAGTAGAACATTCAGGATAAGTTATTTGTGCAAATCTAAGTGGACCAAATCTAAATTCTTTAATTTTTTTGGTATTAACAGATGCTCTTATTGCAAGTGCTAACATTGCAGCACCTGCGATAACAAAAGTGATAATAAGACCAATTGCAGGAAAAGATGTTGCCGCAGCTGCGAAAAATACTACAGACAAACCATACATTAAGTATAATAATATCGCAGTAGCACTGTTTGGTCTTGATGACACCAAATTATTCCAAACATAGGCTATTAGATAATACGCAACCAAAAATATTGGACCTATTAATTGAAATACCTGGAACAGGATAGAGAACAGAAAATATATTAAATCAAAATTTTTGAATCCCTCGTTTACAGGAAATTTGTTAACAGTAGACGCACAATCATCATCGTCAATTTCTTTTATACCTATAAATCTTGCTCGGTTATCACCTCTTTTATATTGGTCAATTAAAGAAGATACTGTATAAATTTTGTTATAATCAAATTCATAAAAAGTATCTTCACAATTAATGGCGTTCTGTAATCTTTGATTTTGAATTTGAGTCGTTCTTCCTTGAGTATATCCAGTCCAATCTAAACCGAAGTAATAGGAACTCCTGAGCTCCTGTCCAACTATAGATGTTTCATCATAATAGTTAGGGTCATCAATTGAGCTTGTCCATCCATATTCTTTTACATTAGGTACCAAATAATAAGGTCTTCTTATTTTCTCAGTCGAGACAGGTCCTTGTGACCATTTTATTTTGAATCTATACTTAGCTCGTGTAGGCACCCCTATTTTTGGATTGTTGGATAAAACTCTTGTACCATCTTCAGCAGTTACAACATAATCTAAATTCATAGGTACTTCAATTACCCAAGTACCATCACCGTCAATTACGTTACCAGAATTTGGTAACTTATATTGTTCCAAAATAGGTCTACCCTCGCTATCTTGAAATATTGTTTGTCTTATGGCAAGTATTTGACCAGGTCCTGAAGTTAAATTACATAAATTACCTAAATTGTCTTTTGGTTTACAAGCCGCCTGTATCATACCTGGAGGTCCATCAGTACCAAAGAATGGTGCGGCAATTCTGAACTTGTCAATTGTAGATATCATTGAACCTATGAATACAGATGTTGGTTCAATTTCGATATTAGCTTCTTCTCTTAAATCGAAATCTACACGATTGACAGCTGCTAAACATTGGTTAGGGTCACCCCAAAATGGCGAAATTTCAACGCTTTTTGTGATGGTAACTATTTGTGGTAGAGTTTCAAAATCTACAGATGAATTAAATCTTTCTCCACCTACTTGTTGTGGGGTTGCTCTACCAATCCTAACTAAATCTTGAGGGGTCAAAGAAAATTCTCCTATGTCACTTAGGTCTAAGTTCATAACAATAACTTGGTCACCCAAAGGAACACCCATAATCATATAGTCACCACTCTCGTTGGTGGTTACAGTGTACTTGTAATATTTTTCATACAACTCAGAAACTGTTGGGTCTTTCAAAACGTCCCCTCTCGATGGAAAAGTTCCTGTCGGAGTATGGTTTGGGTAAGACGGTTCATAAGGTAAAATATTAAATTTATACCCATCTGAATTTTCATTGTTAGGTATAGTATAGTTGTAAACATTACTGATTACATCATTTGTTGTGTCTTGTTGTGTGATTGGTACAAATACTGTTATTTTTGCATTAGGTATACCTAAACCACCATTTGCAACCACCCTACCAACCAACAAACCATATTGAGAACAGTCACGAGAATAAATTTGATTTTGGCCGACTTGAAGCGAAAGGATTTCCAAGAATTCAAAATCCTGTTCCAGTTGTAAATTTATTTGTTTGTTTACCCCGATTTGTGTTGGTATCCTATACGACTTTCCCATTAAGGTTTTTATGATAAATAGTTATTTTGGAATTTCTTATGAAAATCCTATACTATAAGAAAAATAACCTAAAGGTGGTTTAAATAAAGTTGTTAAGAAAAAGAAACATTTTGGAAGTTCTTTACTCTTACTTTGATATCTTTTTGAGGGTATCTTACCTGATAAACCTGAACAGGTTCTGCGAATATAGTATCATCAACAGGTCTAATAATTCTAAGTTCAGGGTCAGAGTATTGCATCGATGTTTGTGCAGATGAATACTGACCACCAACTTTGTTTTCAACAATAATATCAGTCACAGTGATTACACCATTCTGATTTTGAATGATACTTTTCAATTCAGACAAATAAACATTCTGTCCCAACTGTCTTATTTGGGGATTGAAATAATCCGATACTCTGTTAACAACATCAGAAACAATTTGACCTGAGTTTTGAGTCGCATCCAACACTACGGAAACTTCGATTCCTAAGTCAATTACTTCAGCCGAAATAACAGAAATATAATCATTCATCATTCGATAGTTCGATAAGTAAGTTGCAACGTTTTGTCTCAAAGTATTCGAGACAATATTAGTTAGTTTACCTGATGAATCATAAGACAATAAATTAATTAAAATCTTATTGTTATTTTCTGTAACAGAAACTTTTGCTGGTGCACCGAATTGAGCAGGCATTACCCTTAGTAAAGATTCGTAATCGTTAACGGTCACAGCTCTTTTTTGTGCTGAGAAGTTGAACGAAACATAATTTCTGATTTCCTCTACATTTGGAACGTTTGCACCACCAATAGCGGCAATTGGGTTTGTACATCTCAGTGAATTAATTACTGAGGTGTTTGTTGTTTGGGAAGGTCCATTTACAAAAAATGACACTGTACCAACCTGATTAATAACATTTGTTCCCAAGTTTGTTGCTAAACCACCACCAACTCTATATTGAATAAAGAGTGTTGTGTTAGGTGTCAATGTGGAACCCAAAGAAAAGTTGTTTTGTAAAGATTGAATATTGATTGGAACACCTAAGTTTGTAAAGGCATTTAATTGGTCTTGAGCTGATGTAGACCCCCCACCAAATGTAAGTTTACAATAACCTTCAGGTGTAAACTCAGATATGAATCTATTGTTAGTTTGAACATACCTACCAACTTTAATACCAGGGTCGTCCGATACTTTAGTTGGGTCTTCAATAAAAATTCTATCTTCGGCCAATGCGTCTACTTCATACCATCTGTTGGCTAAACCTAAAAACTCCGCTGTAGTTGGGATGTTTGTATAATTCGTTCCGTTTTTTAGTAAAACACTTGTGATACCCAAAACGTTTTTATCAGGTAAGAATAGTTCGAAGAATGGGATTACATCACCAGGTCCAATTACTCTTTTGAAAACTTTTGTGATTCCGTTTACAACAGGTTCTCTCTTAGTGATTGTATAATTAATAAGGTTACCGTTGGCATCAAAGTTTGGAATTTTTAATCTGTTTGGAAATCCTGAACTATTGTAAGGGTTTGCAAAATCAATGTCCTGTGAAGTTTCAAAAACAATACCAGCACCGAACACTTGAGAACCTCTTGTCAAAGTACCCAAATATCTTTCGTCTTCTTTGTCACCAAAAGCAGGTACCGTAATTGAAAAATCTACAACCGATACAGAAGGTCTTTGACCAGGTATTTTGAGTCCATATGTTTTAGCAATGTTGTATATTGATGAACGTTGTTGAGCGTATTGAAGTACTGTCTCTTGAATACTTCTATCAATGTGATAGTGTAAGTTATCGGCAACAGCAGCGTTCAAATCCAAAAACACTGAGAATACCGACGCATCATTAAAATCCTGAATTAACTCAGGGTAATAACTTTTAACATAATTTTGTAGTTCTATCCTGATGCTTTCATAGTCTCTCGACGTGTAGGATATTTGTCTATTTGCCATATAATCTTAAATATTGATGATAACGAAATCGCTTTGTGCGAACGCCGAATTATCTACTGTATAATCTATAATCACTTTTGCAGTGTATTCGGATGTACCTTTCCCCGGTACTCTATATACTTGGTCTTTACCTGTCCCAACTATTTGTCGACCCGGTGCATATTCAACCTCAACACTTGGGTCAGCAGGTTCTATTGCAATTCTGTTGATTAACAAGTTTGGCATATATTTTTCAACAGAATCTCTAATGTCCGCCTCAATGGCGTTTTCTGTCAAACCATCGTAAGGTTCAAAAATGTATTCGTACAACCTTGTACCAAAGTCAGGTAGATAATATCTTGAACCCCTTTTTGTTAAAATTAAATGTAATAAGTCAGAACGGATTTGAGCAGCTGCGGTCTCTGTCAATAATAGGTAGTCACCTTTATTGGAATCTTCAAAAGGGAAATTTAAACCATATGTAATTCCGTCTGCCATATTCTATAAATATAGAAACATCATTTTTTAATTGTAGTGGACCCTTTCAAGTATTGTGGAGTAAAAGGACAGTGTCTACAACCACTACCACAACAACGTCCCCTTTGTTTGTGATACTCTTCAGTGAACACAAGCTTACCGTTGTCAAAATAATAAAGGAGGGGTTGTTCCCCTCCTTTATCTGTGTCAGACTTGTTCATTCTTAAACTGTGGTAATTTCACAAGCTCCGCCAGCACAAGCCAACTCACCTGACAAATCAGTTTCATCTGAAACTTCTACAATTTTAGAAAGGTCAACATTTTTCAAAGTCGCTAACATTGCTTCGTAGTCCTCTTTAGAACAATCTTCAAATGGTGCTTGTTTGTAAGTGTGACCAGCGTAAGGAAGAACTGAAAGACCATTATAGTAATCTTTATTTTCCCACATCCAGTTTCCTACAGCAGACCACTCGTGGTCTCTAACTGAAATAGTTGCAGATACGTTGTGTGTGTTACTACCTGTTCTGTGTCCATACTTAACCCACTCGTTATGAACTTTCTTAACTCTTTCAAGAAGTTGAAGTGGTGATTCTGTTCTCAAGATTGAACCTTCAGGAGACTTTTGAGGAATAGAAATTACCGCCGTGTCGTGTGGACGGAAGTATTCATCTTCAATTAACTCAGGATGATTCTGAACCAAATGTTGATACATTGATTCGTTCTTACCTACACGAATTCTTCTGATGTAGTAGTCATTGTGCCAAGCGTGAATTCCTGATGAAGTACCTAAGGTCAACGATGTTGTTCCTGCAGGTTTAACAGTAGTTGTTCTTGCCGCTTTGTTGATACCGATGATTGATGCAACTCTCTCATTTTCTTCTTTAACAACTTTAGCTGCTGACTTCATATTCATACCCAAAACAACTCCTGAACCAATACCTGTCATCGAAACTCCAATAAGAGCATCTTTCTCAGTGGTTCTTTGCCAAATAGGACGTAGGTAATGGAAGTTACTGTATCCCGCTTGAAGTGTACCAATGAAAGCCGCTGCTCTAACACGTGATTCGAAATCTTCTTGGGACTCAAGGTTTGAAACGTTTACCTCAGTTAAGTTACAGAATTGAAATGGACGAAGTGCAATTTCACAACAAGGGTTTGTTCCCCAATCTTTGTCATTTGACAAATAGATACCTGGTTCACCCGCACCACTTGCTTCGATTCTTGCCCACAAATCCATAAAATATTCTTTGGTGATTTTGTGACGGAGTAAGTTTGCTGAGTTGTTAGCTCTTCCTCTTTGTGGATTCTTTTCCCACCAAGAACCACTCTTACAAGAAATCATCTCATCGTCTGATGCTGAGAACAAACAAATAAGTGCCGCTCTACGAATACCAC